TTTGTTTTTTCCCGTTACCGTTTTGATAGATAATACTTCTATTACTATCTTTTAATTTCTCAACATCATCTCTAAGGATTTTTACATCCTCTTGTAATCTTTTGATGTTAACTCCGTTGTTCATCATATTTTCCATTTGTTCTTGTATGGATTCTAACTGACCAGCAATGTGTTCAATCAACATAAATTGCTCTGAATCAGCAGGTGGTGAACCTAATTCACCTCTTGGCCATTTAATTCTAAATTCGTTATTCTTATCTATATCAGCAGTTAGAGTTTCAGTAACTTGTTTTAAATCTTTTTCTGACAATTGTGATTTTGTTTCAAGCATAGTAATACGCTCTAACACTCCAAAATATGCCCATACACCAACACTTACTGCAGCTATAATAGCCAGTAAATTTTTCATTGGCATACTTACTGCCGTTTGATCTGATATGTCTAATCTATTCGCCATCTTTTATATCCTCTTCCTCATAATACTCTTTATATTTATCTAATAAATCGTTTGTAATCTTTAATTGATTTCTAATTTGTGCAAAATTCTTGGCAAGAAGTTCAAAATCTTTATCTGTAAGACCCCATAGTACAGGATCAATGCCTTGTTCCTCTAGTTTTTTAAACACTTCCTGAGCGTTCTCACTAGTGATAATAATCCATCTTAAATTCTCTAACTCTAGTGGTGTGGGCTTGTTCAAATTGAGTTTTTCTCTAGGAACTTCTTTCTTAAATATCTCTAACTGCTTTACTCCCGAACAACTAGTAAGGGACGTAATTAGGATTAGCGATAGAAGGACACTCACTATTGATTTCAGACTTCTTTGTAGCATTCTTTTCTTTTTCTGTTAATGGCGACCCACTTGCGATTTCAATACATCTTGTAGCAAGTGCTGAAGCACCGTTTGTAATTCTTTCAATAGACTTTGTTTTAGCAATTGCGAGTTTGCCTACATCTCTATTTTTCTTGTTAAATCTTTTATCTAAATCTTCTAGGTCTTTCTTTAGTAAACCTACTAACTCGTTCATCTTCTTGTTAGCGCCTAGTATTTCTTCAAAATCTTTTTTCTGACTAGTGATTAGTTCTTGTTGATCAGCGACTGCTGACTCTAATTTGATTTGATTTGCTTTTAATATAGCATTATCTGATCTTAACTTCATCACGTAAATGCCAGCGCCGATAACGGCGCTAGCAAGGATTCCAATAAAAAATAATCTAATTCCTAACATGATTAACTATCTTTGTGCCAAATAGACCATGCACCCCAAGCAACAGCTGCCCATGCAGCTAACTTGACGAACGGTCCTCCTAATATAATTAATACACCAAGTGCGATTAAACTTGCACCTGACCAAGATGACATTTCTGAACATCTGTCTTTTAACCATTTAAACATAAGATTTCTCCTTATTATTTGATTTGTGCGTTTCTTTTTCTATGACCATTCCAGGCAACGAAGCCACCTAGTCTTAACGACCAGTATGCTAAATAGTTCATAAAATAGAAACCGTTAACTTCAATATTAATATCTCTAAAGATTTGATCTGCTTTCTTTTGATCTACTAATAGAAGTTGGCCTTTCTTGTCTGCTGGTTTACAAGCAGAGTATTTGTACATATAATCATGTACAAGACCACCAATTAGTAACACGCCAACTGGTGAGAAAAAAGTTCTTAAAAATTTAGGTATACTTGCACCATCAAATGAAAATCCTTTTGGGATTACATAGTTAGTGCCGTTGATTGTATATTTAAAGTCTTTAATAATAGTCCAATTTCTAGTACCTAACAACCACATGATGATACCTTTCCAAAAGCCTTTGCCTTTAGTTTTTATAGGTATAGGTTGTAAGTGTGGTAATTCGTCATACGAAAATTTAAGATTGTTAGTCTTTCTTTTATCTAACATGTTTATAGCAAATCCTATTATAACAAATAAGATTAGTAATGACCATTGCCAAAACTTCATTGCTAATGCGATTAATAGTTCCATATTATTTCTTCTCTTTCTTTTTACTTGCTGTGACCATAGGTTTAATTGTTCCTAACCCTGGCCCTTTTGCTGTTGCAGCTAATTGAGGTAATTGTGCTGTGTATCTTCTATCTGGAGAAGATTGAGAACCACCTAGGTCTGCCATAGGTTTTAATGTGTCAACAGGTCCTATAGCGACCCCTCTCATATATTCTCTTAATTCTTTATAAGTTTTCATACGTACTTTGATAGTAATTCTGAAGCAACTTTGTTTCTAAAATTTTCTGAAACTGTAGATTTTATTTGACCATCTACAACATATCTAAATGCTGTCATAGCAAATTCTTCAGAATATGTGCCTTTTTCTTTTTTAGATTTGATGTTGTTTACTATAGGTTTAATTTGATTTTCTTCTATGTCTTGGTTAGATTCAATCTTATTAATTAAATTTTCTACTTCAACTTTATCATAGTCTTCACGTCTTAATAGACTAGTAACATCTTTTTTCTTTTTCTTTACATGTACACCAGGCTCTGCGTCTGGTGGCATTGCAAGGTTTGATCCATCGCCTACTGCATTAGCAGGTGCGTCTTCTTTTACAGGCATACCTTTTTTAACCATACGTGATAATGCCATACCAGATATAAAAGGTATCTTCTTTCTTCTTAAAGCGTCTAGCGCTCTATCAGGTATTCTGTCAAATATTTTTCTTAATTTATTTGCTTGATCTGTTGAGATTGTTTTATCTTTTAGTCCTGCATATTGTCTTGCCAACATGTCTATTTGACTATCAGAAAATTCTCTTATAATTGATCTTACTTCTTTAAAGGTTTTCATTAAAATTTTACCCTCTCTATGTTGTCCTCTGATACTATGATTTGTTTTTTAGTATCTTCATTTATAACATGATATAGGTTTACACCAAATAGATTATCAAAAGGTTTCTGATTTTCAGTTGTATATACTACGTCACCTACATCAGCAGTTTGATCGCCATTTAAATCTTCTAATCTGTCAATCATTATAAATCTACCTTCTTCTAAAAAATCAAAACCTATAGACTCTTTTAAATCATCATCAAAAGCAATCAGGTCGTTTTCAATAAGATGTTTATACAAACCTCTTTCTAATTCTACAGCGTTAATATCTTTATTCTCTTTTAACAATAGAGCCAAAGCAGTTGCGTATGAGGCAAACTTTGATTTACCACCAGGTAATAATCCTAGTAGTCTTTTCAAATTGAATACAAATCTGTGTAGTATAGTATAAGAATCTTTTTCTTTTGCTGATTTCAAAGTTTTAGCTTTTCTTAATACTTTACCATTGTCATCAATTATACCCAACTTATAAGCGTCATGTTGCTTCCAAGGAGTAACTAACATTTTAATTACCCTATAAGTTATTAATAAATCTATTGCTCTTCCCATTATAATTTCTCCAAACTTGATAACAAAGTTTTGTTAATCTTCACAGTTGGCAACTCGTCTTCACTTACTACATTTAAATATTGTAAGAAAGTCTTTAGTACAGACCAATACTCTCTTTCAATCTTAAATAATAATAATGTAGCCGCAGCCTCATTACCAAAAACATTTGTCAATACTATAATATGATTTAATACTAATCTTGTTTTCAGTTCACCTGTGGTTTTATATTTACGAAATAGACGTTTAAGATATTTAAATCTTTTTACATCTTCATAAAACTCCTGTTCCGTATCTAAATTAGGAACATTGTAGTTTTTTATAGCGTAAAATAACCAATTCTTCTTTGTTATCTTATCAAACATTAGCCAAGCTCTGCATAAACTTTAACAGCGCCGTTTTGTAATGTTTCGTAACTACCTTTTAGTTTTAACTCTTTGCCAACTTTATGACTAATTCCATCATCATTTATGTCAGAGCCGTCAGTATCTTTACCGAAACGACCACCATTAAATACTAAAGCACTTTCAAAAGTTCCCTTTTTATCGTCAATTGTTATTGAGTCTTTTAGTTGTACACCTATGCTTGTCAATCTCGCTTCTAATTGAGAAAGAGCAGCCTCAGGTTGTAAATACTCCTTATCAGCAATAGAGCTAACAAAAGCATTTACTCTTTGTAAGATTGCAGGTTCATGTATATTGTGAGCACCCATTGATCCATCTTCTACTGAAGATTGATGAGGTGTTCCAACGCCCATAGTTCCGCCTTCTTTTATGTGTTGTTTAAATGTTTTCATTTTTCTCCTCGTTTAACTTCGTCTTTTAATTTTTTAAAAGTTTTGCCTCCACACAGGTCTTCTTCAGCGTCTTGTACTTCCGCTTCTTTTAACTTATCAAACTGACCCTCATGTGGTGTATTGTCAGCAAGATCATCTATAAAACTATCCCTATCTTCTTTCATTTATCACCCTCATTCAATTGTTGTGGTTCTTCTTTAGGCTTTATATCTAAAGAAGGCCTTTCAACTGGGCCTGGATCAACTGGTTCACTTGAATATGCAAGTGAAGTACTTGGATCTGATCTGTTATGGTTACTATCATATTGTAATAGTTTTTCAACTTCTTGTAAGGCACCATGAATAGCACTTAAATTTGCTTTCATTCCTAACAAATCTTTTTCAACTCCTTTTATTCTATTGTTCAATTCATTAAACGTTTTTTGAAGAGCAAACTTTTCTTTCATCAACGTCTGTGTACTTATACCCATAATATTCTCCTAATATATTATGCAACTACGAAACCGTGTCCGCCGATTACATTCCAGTTTGAATTTTTAAATATACACACAGCAGTTTCACCTTGAGCATTCAAAGTAATAGTAGTACCACCACGTAAGTTAGTAGGTGTAATTACTACATTGTTTGTTCCAGATGTTGATGTGTTGATAAAAATCTTAATTTGACCATCAGAACCATCTGCTAATGAAATAGCACCTGTTGCTGATGTAGCGTTAATTTCAGTCACAGCAGTTGTTACGTTTGCAACCTGTGATGAAGCGTCAGCAGTTATTGCTTGTGAAGTTTGTGCTAAACCTAACCATGAAGGTATATTGTTAAACACATTCTCTGCTGATATTTTTTTATTGATTGGTGTCCCTGCTGGGTCATCCACTACGTGAAACAAGTCAGCCGTAGCCAACGAGTCACCTAAATCGGTCAATGCCGTTATTTTTTTGTCTGCCATTTTTCTCTCCTGTTAACCCTTTCGGGGATGCTACTCTAGGTAATTGCCTAGATCAATTTGTTCATATAGTATATATAAGGGCACTTTGAGCGCCCTTATATGATTTTGTTATTATGCTTTAACTGTAATAGTTCCAGCCGCTGTACCAATACTAGCTGCACTTGTAATAGTAGAGTTAGTAGTTGTACCTTTATCCTTAACAGTACCACCGTCAAGGTTCATAGCGTTAGCACCAATGCTTAAAACATCATTCGCTGCTGTTGCTGCTGAAGCTGCGCTTATTACTGAAGTAAAGACTAATTCGTTTGATCCTGTACCACTAGCATATTGCAAGTTGTATGGTCCACGACCTGAGCCTGAACCTGCGTTGTTGTTTTGTACAGCCACGTAAGGTGTACTAGTAACATCAACCGCTTCGTTAAATCTTACTCTAACAGACAAGTTGTATCCTGCTGATACGTCTGCTTGTGCTGAAGTTGTAATCCATTCAATTTCTGTAATATTTGCTGAACCCATATTTGTAGCTAATCCACCGATTGCTACCAATACTTCGGGTGTTGCACTTGTATTGTCATTACCTGACAATACTGAGCCTGCTTCTCTTACCCAACCTGAAGCGTTTGCAAAGACTTCTTTTTTTTCAGCTGTTGTAAGATTTTTAGGCTTTATATCGTTTCCCCATAAAGACATATATCTCTCCTTAAATTAATTATTGTTATATAACAGTACTATTTATAAGATTAAAAGCCTAGTCTTTTGAGTTGGGCGATAGTTTTTGATGTGTTTGTGTGATGTATGCCAGTACCACCAGCATTGATAAACTCTCTTACGTTCTTCTCGTAATCGTCAATAAGAATAGACGGATTGCCTTTTTTAGCAAAGAGTTTCTTTTCTTTTCTTCTAACAAGGTTTATCTTTGATCTGTTAGATATACCTGCATTTTTACTTAACCATTTAGTTTTACCAGGTATACAGTTAGGGTCGTAAGACTCTTCTACGTATGCTGATAATATATGTGGATCAAATTTTGATATGTAAGACCATAGTTGTCTGCCACCAGGCATCCAAGGTAGTGTTGACCAAAAGTCTTTTTTCTTTTTGATATGCGACCACTTCTCTCTACTTGATGGTATATTCATCCATTTGTTGATTGACATACCTGTAGTTTTCTGAGCGCCTGTTTTAAAGTCTGCAAGCACTCCATCCATGTCGCAATATATGATAGGTTTACTCATAGTGTTTCCTTATACTATTATACTATCATATAATAGTGCTTTTGTCAATTGACAAAGTGTCGCAACTAGATAGGTCTTGCTGATGGTTCAAGGTCTATAACTGCAGCCTTTTGACCTGTGTCTGTTTTGCCATTGTTTCCAAGTCTAACTAGTTTAGTTTCTTGTCTTAACTTGTTAAATGGTTTCTTTTGATCTGTCTTCTTCATAGCAGCGTCTTTTTTATCTTGGTTTGTTTTCTCACCATGATCGTCCTGATTTACTGCTTCATTTTTTGGTACACAGTTAGGGACTTGTTTGCCACCTTTCATTTTAGTACCAACTTGTTTATGAGAATCCCAACACGCTTCATCTACTTCTTTATGTTTTTTAGAACTAGTAATCTTGTCGCCGATTTTATTACCTACAGCTGTACCAGCAGCCGCTGCCGCTGTTCTTCCTAATGCCATTGCCGCAGGATTTTCTTTCATTGCTTTAGATATTGCTTTTCTTCTCTTATGTAAAAACTTATCAGATGAATCTGTATCGCCATCGTTGTCAATGTCTTTATCTTTTCTATCGTCAAACTTTTTTTTAACTGCGTCTTTGTTAACTGGATCCATACCTTCACTTACAACTTTACTTGCGATTTCTTCTAGTGATCCTTGTTTACTTTCAAAGTATTTTTTTTCTACTGATAATTTTACGTCTGATACTGGTTTTGAAAAGGCAACTTGTTCAGAAGCAATTGTATTAATCTTATCCTCTAAGCTATCTTTTCTTGTATCAAAATATTTTTTGTTCATTACTTTTTGCTCCTTACTTTCGCTGCTAAATCTTTATCTGCTTTACCCCAAGTACCAGATGATTTAGTTACGAAACTGTTAACTCTTGCCATAGCCCATTGTTGAGGTGTAGTACCTGGTCTATGACCACCTTTCCATGCAGCCATTCCTCTATCGTAAACTTTCTTTAAGATAGAATAAGGCATACCTGTTTTTTCTGCTTTGTTTTTTACAGCAGTAATCGCTTCAATAAGAGATTTTGCTGGGTGTACTTGTTCTTTTTTCATTTTACCTCTTAACTGATCCATTTTCATTTGTATAGTTTCTATATCATTTTTAGCTATAGCCATAGGTGTCTTGTCTTTAGACTCACCTGGATCTAAATCTTTTAGTTTAGTTTGTAACGCCATTTGACGTGTTCTTAATTTTGCCATGTTCTCAGCGTCTTTAGAAGCATCCTCAATTAATTTTGAAAGATGAGGTACGTTTGCTTGTCTGATTGCCAACTGTGTAGGTATGTCTAATCTTTTAATCATAGCCTTTACAGCAGGTGTAACGTCTGAAGCTTTCTTACCTTGCCATACTTTTTTAATATTTGCAATTTGTGTAGGGTTCATTTTACTTCTTAAATAATCACCCACATCTTCTTTCTGCATTCCTTTTATATCAGGACTGTTGTCAGATTTAAACTTGATGTTACCTCTTAAAGTATCTTGTGTAACAGTTACCTCTTTGTTACCTTGTGATCTGTATTCTTTTGCTTTGTTGTCAGCAGAGTCTTTTGTTTTAAAAGGTGACGCATATCTTTTGCCATCTTTACCTCTCCATCTAACAACGTAAACAGTTGTAAACTCGTTTAGAGATTCGTAATCCCAACCACTTCTATATCTTGTTACCATTTTTTGCAACTCCAATATCTTGCTTTCCATTTAGGTCCTGGATTATCACAGTTATGTCTTGCTCTGAAGCTCTTTCTTCTTGCAGGATTATCTGCTTTGATTTCCATATTAGGATCACCAAATGATACTTTTACTATATTGTCGTTAGGTCCTTTTGTGTAAACATAAAACTTTTTAGAACCACCTCTAACAGGTTTGTTCAAAGTAACTTTCTTACCTTGATGTTCTGCTTCTGCAATTTGTGATGGGAAGATTCCCCACTCGTCTGCTTCTTCTTTCATAAAGTCTTTAAACGTTAACTTAAAGCCTTCAGTAGCACCTAAATCTTTTCTCATTTCTGCTTTAGATTTATTGTACTTTCTTTGAAATTCCTCTGGATCTAAACCGCCTTCGTCCTTAGATTTAAGGTCTATTGCGATATCTTTCATTCTTCCTTCTTGCATATTACTATTGGTGTCAATCACTTTATTGAACATTTTATTGTATGTTTCTTCAATTTTAGATTGCCACTCTTCCCCATATCTTTCCTTATATTTATTAATCGTTTCTTCTTTACTTGCCCATTCTTCTATATCTTTTAGCTCAACTTTTTTGTTGTCTGTCATGCTTATGTCCTTACTTGCGTTAACATTAATTAAATTATCACTATGTTTACTTGGACTATAAGAACCACCTTGATACTTAGGATTGTAGTGTTTTTCCCCTGGTGTTATTGAAGATGTATATTTTGCCCAATCATGCCCTATTTCATAGGCTTCTGGTATACCATCAGTATTAAATTCTGCACCTCTTTTTTCAGGTTCTCTTTCTGATTTTGTCTTCAATTCTCCATACATTTGTTTGAAACGTTTTGTATGTTTACTAGGTTTTGTTTTTGCTACTTTGTCAGCAGGCGATTGTTTATAAGCAGACTTATCACTATCTGATTTATTACCTTGTTTTTCTAGGTGTTTATCGTGTGATTTTTTCTCTTTGTCTGATAGACCTGCGACATATTTTTTAGGTTGATCTGTTTCTTTATCATACGCTAATTTTCTTTTCTCTTTTAAGTTCATTGATCGTTCCTCTAGTTTAACTGAATAGACAGGAGTTTCCATAATATTATATAGCCAACATTTGTGTAGGCTCATCTCCTCGTCTTCCAAGGTAACATAGTTTGTTCCTCTTCTTACAATGACACCAGTTACATTACTCTCCATATCATCAACTATATCTCCTACGTCATATAAATGCTCTGAAATATATTTGTCCCTTAATGTCATCTTATCTAACTCCTCTTTTGTTGAGGCAGTTATAAATGGTTTAAATCTAAATGCACTATCAGCGTCAAACGAAGCCGCTAACATCATTCCTTTTCTTACATTTCTGAATAGGTCTTGTGCATTTTTTGAGTTAGCAAAACCAGATGGCAGTCCTTTTTTGAAACTTGCAAAGTCTTTTGATTTTGCAGCCGATCTCATTTTACTAGCACTCATTCCCGTAGCACCTTCAGCGTCAGGATCTCTTTCTCCTGCTGAAGCTACAGATATACTATCAAAGTCATATAGACCATGACGGCTCTTAACGCCGTTATATTTTTTTAAGATAGTATCAAATTCTCTTACTCTATCACTACCTGCAACCATCGTTATGTTTGAGTAACCTTTTTTATATAAATCAGTTACAATATCCAATATCATGTTTGATGGATTAAGTAGTATGTTTCTATTATGTCTAGGAAACATTTGTTTCATTGTTGCTAATTTAACTCTAGCATTCAATGGGTTTTTAGATGTGTCTTCAGATTTACTTAAATAAATTCTGTAGTCATCTGTTCTTTGTTGTGCCACTTTGTTAATAAGTTTTTCGTGTCCTATTGTAGGTGGGTTAAAACGGCCAAAGGTAAATGCTATTGATCTACCTTTGGCCTCTTTTATATTAGATAACGATTTTAGTTCGGAAGGTGTAATCTTACCATCTTCCATGATCTCTTTCAACTTTTTGAAAAATTTGAGATAATGATACTTTTCTAACATTTTATAAATCACATTTTTCGGAAGTCGGTTTTTCACACCAAACTTTCTAATCTCGTCTGGCGACATATCTTTACTAAAAGCGTCCTTTCGGTCGTTGATAGTCTTGTCACCAATATCAATTAGAGTGTTAATAGAATCTTTAATCTCATCTAGCTTTTTAGAAACTAAACTTGACAAGTTATCAATATCGGAGCTTGTCAGGTCTTTTAGTTCCTCATAATCAATCATATCCCTTACGAGTTCACCTTTAACAACATCTATTTCAGAAACACGCTTCTGAAAATCCGTAACGTATTTTTCGGGTTCAAAGGTGCCAGGTTCTGGTTTTTTAATCCACTTGTTAGAGTCGATATCAAAAGTACCATCAGCCATGTCCCTTGCCTTATTAAATGTTACAGGATCTATTATGGAAAAGTAGTTGATAGGATGCTCTGTGCCTGGTATATTTTTACCATTTATCTGTCCTTGATATTCTCTTATCTCATCATGTACCTTTTCTTGTTCTGCTTTTGAACCAGGTATATCAAATAAGATATTAACATCTAGGTCGGCGTCAGCCCTATATTGTTTTGTAAGTATTGAACCTATCAAGGTATACTTAACTACTTTACCAAATTTTTCAAATGTCTTTATGCCATCAAGCACCATTTTCTTAACTGATGGTTTTAATTCTGGATTAGGAGTATCTGCTTTTGTAAATACGCCTGGTGCATATGTCTTTCTAGGTATGTCTATAATACTCTCACTAAAAGACTTTCTGTTTAAATTAATTTTAGGATAGATTTCTTGTGCCATCTTAACACCTGCCTTGTGATCTGAAGGATAATGCCAACCTGCATATACTCTTCCCATACCACATTCATCAGCAGCGTCAATCAAGCCTTCTCTATGTTCAGGATACTTTTCTGCATAGTATTCACCAATCAATCTACTTTGTAAACTGTGACCACTAGGGTATGCTGGCGTCTTCATACTATCACTAACAAGTGGCATACTATTAAAATCTAATTTCATTGAGTCTGCAAGATGATATGGTCTTGCTCTTTCAAACTTATTCTTAAATTTTCTAGCAATAGCCGCACCTGTTTCAGCGATCTTATCTGTATTGTTATTATCTATATCTAAATTGTTTTCTTTTAGATATTTTTCTATTGCATATTCTGATTTAGGATCGTGGTTTTTTACTGATTGTTCAATCGCTTCATTTCTTTGTTTGAACATACCTTGCATTGCTGTCATCTCAGCCTTTGTTGCTGTAGATGTATTAGTGCTAGGTTTAGAACAAGACAATTCGTCTATGTTACCTGTGTAATTCTTAATAGGTTTTTCTTCTACCTTTGCGTGTCTTAAATTTTCTATGTCTGTAAAATCTTTAAACTTCATCTTTTACGAGCCTCTAATTCTTTTTTCATCCATTGTTTGGCCTTATAATTTTGTACTGGTGATGTAATATATCTTCGTACTAGTTTGCCAATTCTGTTCATTGTAAGAGTGACTAACTCTAAATCAGATTTATTATTATCTACAATAAGAAACTTACTCATACCAAATAGTCTTTGAAACTTACCAATATTATTTTGTACACCTTCCCAACTAGTCTTTGTAATATACTGTGGGATAGTTCTTTCACGTCTAGCGTTTCTTGCTATTGCGACTTCTAAACTTGTATTAACAAATATCATATAACTATCATAACCCATTTGTTGTAACATGTTATGGTTTCTACTAATAACATCATAATCTCTACCTGTACTGTCAATTACTAAACCAAGTCTGCCTTCTACATATTTATCTAATTGAGAGATAGCAGTTTGTTTTGCACGGCTTCTAATTAGGTTTCTAAAGTATTGTTCTTCGTCTGGCATATTTAAAGATAGATTTGCTTTCTTTAAGTTTCTTTCAAATGTAGTATCTGAATTTACAACT